CCTGCGGCCGAACGATGGTGGTGGAATTGCGGTGGATCTGCAACCGATACACAAGCTACCGGAAGCTGCGGAAATCGAAGATCGTTATGATCACTCAAGCCACCCGAATGCTTTGATGGAAAGGAATGGAAAATGAAAGTTCCTGGTATCAATTTGGCCGACGTCAGTGTATCGACTGGCATGTCAGGCGACGAAATGGCTCTTGTTTTGCAAGATAACAATCTTGTACTGAGAGAGCTGTCCAATATTCTGTCAGTCGATCAGAAGTTGCCTCAAATCATCGCCCAGAGCACCGTTCCGTTTTTTATCATGCACGGGGATGGGGCGGCAAACGGGTGCCAGTTCACTGGTTCTGCTGGTGCTTTTACGGTATCGGCAGCGATCGTTACCAGCGCAGGAAGTCTGCTATCCGGGTGTTATGCGTATTTGTCCGCGAATTTTGGCGGAAGCTCAAGACCAGCAGGCTGGTATTGGTGTGAATTTTCCAGCGACACAGCCGGAATTCTGTACGCCAATCAATACACAGGCGGACCTGTAAGACGGCCATCAGCCAACGTGGCGTTTTCTGAAAATCTTACAGGATGGGTTACTGGTCCAACAACCGAGATAACGATTGCAAACGACATTCTGCTTCCGGGAACAGCGCTAGGAAAAAACGGACGGATTAGGATGTCTGTGTCTGGAACGGGAACGACAACTGGCACGAAATCTTATAGGTTGCGTGACGCATCAACCAACTTGCTAGCAAGTTTTGCGACAACTGCATATCCATCATTCGCTCAAGAAGGAGAAGCTTTTTGCATTGACAGTGACACCGTAAAACGGCAGGGAAGAACATACGGAGCTGCCGGAACGACGCTACAGGCTGCGCAAGTAACGTCCCTTTCGACAGCGGTCGATCAGCTTTTGTCCATTTCGATCCAATCTTCTTCCAATATGAGCGCTGCAGTTCTGGGTACGTTCATGATATCCGCAATTTTTGCATGAAGGAATTATCATGGCAAAATTGACCTACCCGAATACAGCGCAAGGAATGGCTGATGCCAATGCGGTCGCGCAGCCACGGCACATTATCTGGTCTCAGGCGCGAATCACGGTGCTGACAGGCGCTGACATGCCGGAAGTACCAAAAGCAACGGATGCCATCCTGAATCGCGTGCAGTTCCTCAACGGCGCTCTGACCGTCGGAGGGCAGACGCTGTTGAATGCCGTCTATGCCTTCATCGCCGACCAGATCGCCAACGGCACTCCGGCGCAGAAGATTTACTGGAGCTACTCCGACGTCTTTTTGCGCAACGAGATCTACATCAGGCAGGCTCGCTTGGCGATCAAGGGCGCGAAAACAGAGCAGCAAAGCAAAGACGAGATGGACAGCATCTTCCTCGCTGGCAGCGGATACGAGCCGAAGATGAGCGCGGGCTGACATGGCCATCACGGCGCTGCAGCTCATCACAAACTCGATGCGCCTGCTTGGCGCTGTGGCTTCTGGCGAGTCTCCGACGGCAGACGAGCAGACGGATGCGTTGCAGGTCCTAAACGACATGCTTGACGCATGCAACACGGACCAGTTGATGATCTTCGCCAATGACGAGGTAACGTTCAACACGGTCGCGGCGAAGCAGGACTACACCATTGCTCCGGCAACAGCCGACATCACGGCGGCGCGGCCTGTCGGTATCGAGTATGCTTATGCCATTGACGGCGGACTGACATATCCTCTTTCGCTGGCCAACACGCAGGAATGGTCAGACATCCTGCAGAAAACCTACACGGAAGATATACCACGGGCTCTGTACTATATCCCAGAGTACCCGCTTGGCGTCATCCGTCTGTGGCCGATTCCGTCATCCATCGTTCCAGTCACCATCAGCGTCAATTCGCAGTTCTCGGCGCTGGCGACGACCGCAGCATCCATCTCATACCCTCCTGGTTATGGGAAGTGGCTCCGGTATCAACTCGCTGTCGAACTCGGGCCAGAATTCAAGATCGCCGTATCAGACGATATCAGGCAGATCGCATCCGACACGCTCGCGGCAATCAAGGGAATCAACCGGCAGCAGCCCGTGACGGTCTTTGACACTGCGCTGACCAACTATGCCGGCGGCGGTTTGACGGCATTCCTCGCCGGGTACTGAGCCATGCGCCTTCCTGCCGGCGGCGACTTGAAGACCAGGAAGGGCAGCGTCACCGTCGATTCTCGCCTGATTAACGGAATCAACGAAGCGACTGGAGAATCTTTCGGGGTAATCAAACGAACAGGCGGATCCTCGCTTGGCGTGGTCGCAGCGGCCGCCAGTCAAGTCGCCGTTGGAGTCAAGAATGCCGTTCTCGTTGTCGCCGATGACGACCTCTACACGGCCGCCGTGAGCCCGTTCAGCGTGGCATCTCCTGATGCCCTGTCACCGCTATTCACCGGACTGGAATTTACCGCTGCGCGCTCCGGATACAATCTCAGTAGCACCATTGGCGGCGATGTCATGATTAAATCTGCAAAGGAGGCATGGGTCGTTACATGAGGATTCCGGCCGCTCCTCAGCTTATTGCCAGGACGTCGGACGTTACAATCGACGCACGCGCGTTCAACGGCGTAATCGAGGCTGGCGACGTTGTGAAGCGCCCTGGTGTTGCGACGACGAGCTACAACTATGCCAACGCACAAGGCGCGCTAGGCATGAAAGGATTTTTGATTCTTGTCTATGGCGACGAACTGGAAATCTTTGATTACGTCCCGATTCCTCCCCCAATCTATATAGGCGATCTGGTCGGAGGTTATTACGCGATGGTCGATGACCCTTCGACATCGCCTGGCGGCGGCGATCCGTACTGGTCTGCATCGCCTCCTGGAACGGACAGATTCAGAGGTTATTGGTATGGCAATGCATCATCTGCCGCCATCGCCACGTCGCCAACATCGCCAAATTATCTGATAGGAAATATCGCGGCTTCTGAATCTGCTGCGGCGAAGGTTTGGGTGGAAAAAGTCATTGGGGCTAATCTGGCTGGTATTGCTGCGCTAGATACGGACAACAGCTATTATCCTGATGTCGTAGCAGCAAGCTTCGTCTTCAATACGCCAACGGTCTATACGTATCCAGCAGGATATGCTCCTTCTGGCTTCATCAGGATGAACGTCAATGGGAAGAATGCGTTTCTTTCTCCGCCGTATCCTGGCGGTTGGCCGTCTGGAGTTAGCTGGACAACTCCTACCACGTTCGATGCTTACGTCGGACAGGTGCGAAAGCGCAGGACAACAACGAGCTTTACACTAACATCTTCAGGAACAACGGCGACGCTGACATCTAGTGCGCTTTATGGCCCATACCAGTGGATAGAAATCTCTGGCTGCAACGAGCCAGAGTACAACGGGACTTTTTATGCAGTTCAGCAACTAGACCCGACTTATCCTTGGTTATCGGCTAGCGAATGGAAGTTCACTCTTCCCGGAGTCCCGTCTGCATCTCCTGCGACTGGCACTAAGTCAATGAAATATTACGGCGCGCTATAACCGATGCCGACTTACTCGCTATCCGTAACAGTAGTCGGACAGCCGTTTGACATGATGCAGTTCGTTGCCGCGCAGTCGCTTTATGGCGTGTTTTTCAAGTCGGCCTATGACGCTTTCTCGCTGGAGGGTAATGTGCTAACCAAGGTATCCGATGCTGATTATCCTGGATGGAGCCAGCACACACCGACCAGCATTACTCGCGTCGGGACTACAGCTACGGTCACAATGCCATCTGCGGTCAACTGGCAGACAGGAGGAAGTGTCACGATCGCCGGCGCATCCGATGCGCTGTACAACGGCACGTTCACGATTACCGTCACGGACTCTACCCACTTTACCTACACCATGACTGGCACTCCTGCAGCGTCTCCGGCGACAGGCACCATAACGGCAACTGGCGGGCGGACGACAGTTCCGGGCATCGTCTATCTAGACGGGTATTTCTTCGTGATGGATCAGAACGCTGTCGTTTACAACAGCGGACTGAACGACCCGCTGACGTGGGGTGCATTGGACTTCATCACGGCGGCAATCGAGCCTGGTCAGGGAGTAGCGCTGGCGAAGTCGCAGAATTACGTTGTGGCTTTTAAGGAGTGGTCAACGGAGTTTTTCTACAACGTTGGCAATGCTACAGGATCGCCGCTGTCGCCGGTACTAAGTGCATTCACTCTGACCGGATGCGCCAACGGAGATTCGGTAGCGTATCTTGATGAAACTGTGCTTTGGGTATCGAAGGCGCGACAGCAAGGGCCAGGCGTTTATCGGATGCGCGAACTACAGCAAGAAAAGGTCAGCACGCCGGACGTTGATCGGATCCTTGCCGCTGACGGGGTATCAGATGTCTATGCTTACGGCGTGCGAATCGCCGGGCATTCGTTCTATGTTCTCGGGCTGCGGACGATCGGCATAACTATCGTTTATGACGCCACAAATGGCACATGGGCGGAATGGACCAGCCTGACGCTGCAGACTCCATCATCCTGCACGATCACTCAGACGGCAGGGGTTGCGACGGTGACGCAAGCATCGCACGGATATGCAGATTGCGACCCTGTTCTGATTGCCGGGGCAGCCCAGTCTGCATACAACGGTATCAAGCAGATCACGTATATCAGCGCGAACAGCTACTCTTTTCCGGTTGCATCGGCGACCGTTTCGCCGGCGACTGGCACGATCACCGCAGCAGGGTACGACGAGACCTATTTCAAGTATTCTCGCTACGTCAATGCAGCAGGTCGCGACTTGGTATTGCACGAGGATACCGGCGAGCTTTGCGAAATCAGCGACACGTCATCGGATGACGACGGTGCACCGATCAAGCTGAAGATCAGGACACCGAAATTTGACGATGGGAATGAGGACTGGAAAACTATCGGTCAGCTTCGCGTTATTGGAATGAAACAGGGAAGCTCTGCCATGATCCGCTGGTCTGATGACGATTACCAGACGTATAGCAAGGGGCGCCCTGTTGATCTGTCTGCAGCACAGGCGCGACTGCGCAGATGTGGTAAATTCAGAAGGCGGGCATTTGAATTGATCCACATTGGATCGTTGCCCGTGCAGATATCTGCATTTGAGA